GTTACTGCTGTTATACCATCATTTGTAGTAAATGATCCACTAACAGTGTAGTTACCATTTAATGTTTTATTATTAACCCATAGAGCTCCATTATAAACTAATAAATCACCAGATGTTCTACTACCTACAGATACATCAGATAATCCTGCTAATGTGTTTGAAACGGGAGCTGTGTTACTAGATCCTATACCATTTATACTTCTAAATAACCCACCTTGTACTATAGATGCTTTTGAACCAACTGTTAGATCAGTTGCGTCACCTGCTACAAGAACATACCCAACTAAAATACCATTTTGTGCAGTATTAGGAGCTTCTGTAAAGGCTTCTGTACCAACACCATTTAGAGCATCTGCAAGAGACGCGTATAAACTATTACCATAGTAAACTAAAAATGCATTTGTAGGTGAGTTTGGAATCCAAAATACACGTTGTATTGTATATCTTAAATTAGCACCATTTGTTGGAACTGCTGTTAAAACACCATTATTGTTATATAATGTAGGATCAATACCTGTATATCCGGCTCCACCAACACCACTATTAATTACTGAGGTAGATCCTGAAATATAATACCGATAAATTTTACTTACATTAACTTGCCCATCAGATACTATAGAAGGGTGATTTGGGTTAATAACATAGTTAGCTCCATTATTATAAGCTGTACCTGATGTTTTAGTTAATCCTAATGTAGAACCACTTGTTTGTAATGTATGTCCTGATATTTTTAACGGTCCAAAAGCTCTTAAAAAGTCGTCTGTTCTTTGAGCATATCCATATCCTAATTGAGGAGAGTTATAAACACCTGTAGATACACTACCAGATAAATGTAGTATAACACCTATTTCAACTTCAGTATCCCATTGGTTAATATCTGTACTACCAATTGGAACTATCTGTTGATTAATAGTACCATCATTTTTTACACTAATATATGTAATTTTTGCAGACCCTGAATTTATAATTGGCTGATTTGTATAGTTATTCCAGTTAAGGTATTGTACTGTAGGAAATGGATCAGTACTTGATGTAAAACTATTTAATGATACTATAATAGCTGAACCAGCTGTTAAGTTAAATGTTGTTGATCCTATTGTTGAGCTTAAAACACCTCCTGATAGTAATCCTGTATATAGATTACCTTCTAACCAGCGTAAACGAGTTGTATTAGAATATCCTGATCCATTTTGACTAAAATATAAGTCATTTGTAGATCCACTTACATAAATGTAAGAAGCAGATATTGATGTATCTATATTTGATTTTACAGGTAAATACCTAACATAACCAGTTTGGTTTATGTCTCCAAAAATGTTAATCGTAGGAGTTGCTAATCCTTGAGATCCTGATATTGTTAAACTTCCTGATAAAGATGTATTTCCAAATAGATTATTGTTACCTATTTGAGTAGTTGATCCACTAACTAATAATGAACCTGTTTGGGTAACTGAACCAACATTTGTTGAATTTCCAATAAAACTTTGCGATCCTGATACATTTAGACTCCCAGTTACTGTAACAGTACCTACAATATCTAAACTACCTGTAATTCTAGCAGAGCCAGTATATGGAAATGAAGATGCATTAGCTACATAAGAGGCAGTTAGTGCATAAGAAGCAGTTAATATAGAATTATATCCATTAGGTCCATATACTCCTGATGAAGAAACATACGAAGCGCTGGTTACTGAACTAGTTAGAAAATAAGATGCGGTAGCTGCATAACTTGCACTAGTTACTGAACTAGTAATAAAGTTTAATGCCCATGAAGCAGTAGTGGCATAAGATGCACTTAATATTGAATTATATCCATAAGGACCATAAACATTAGATGATGATACATAAGATGCGGATGCCGCTGATCCTGATTGAGCTATTACTAAATTATAACTTGTACCATCACCTTTGGTAAATGTAATTGTAGATGCATTTACAGATGCTGTTACTAAACCTAATAGTGGAAGAGAAGATGTTGTAGAATATGATGCACTTACAAGAGATCCTGATACTGTTGCTATTGGGAATCCGTTATATGTAAGACTACCAGAATCATTTACTCCTAGTGAATAGCTGGCATCTATTATATCATCTACAAAAATAATACTATTTTTAGAAACATATAATTTATACCATGCATTTTTAGGACCTCCTAAAGTATGATTACCTGCTGATGAAGTAAATCCTGTTCGTCCTATTCCACTACCACTAAGTACTGGGTATAAAGATCCGCTTATTGTAATAGATCCAGATACTAAAAGATTAGCATTTATTGTTGCACTACCCGTAGTATTAAATGATCCACTAAATTGCGGAGCTAAATATGCAGTATTTATTGGAGCGCCACTAAGTTTTAAACTTGCTGTTCCTATTAATGTTCCTATACTTGGTGCAGTATAAAAAACAATATCTGTTACGCTATTTAAATTACTAGTTCCACCTCCTATATAAATACTACTAGTATTATTAGCTGTATTAGCATGTATAATCGCTGTTGATGAAGATGCATTATTATATGGCGCAATTGCTATTGAGGCAAACTTTTGTGTATTTTGTGTTCTAGTTGTTAATCCATTATCTGCACCTAAAATTATAGTTGGTAAATTATTACCCCCTCCAAAAGATATATCTAATCCTCCTGATGGTACGGTAGTATAGATTCCTAAATTACTTGCGCTTTGATATATTACACTACTAGATAAATTTGTAACATTAGTAAATAGTGGAATGTAATTTGTAGCTCCTCCATTTATATTCGATGCAGTTCCTGCATAACTTGCAGAAGTTACTGAACCAGTTAAAAAGTACGATGCTGTAGCCGCGTATGATGCGGTTGTAGAATACGATGCCGTATTAGTAAATGAAGAACTAACTGCCCAACTTGATGTCCCAAAATGTGATCCAGTAATGCCAGAAGACACATTAAGCGATCCAGTTATGGTGGCATTTCCTAATATATCAAAAGATCCTGTCAATTGTGAGGATCCTGTTATAATTGCACCACCTTGGTCTACAATAAGACCATTTTTAATTATAAATTGATTCGCCATATATATCTACTGTTTTCACTTCCAACAGTCACTTATAAATATAGTGATCTATTGATATATTATATAAAGCATAACACTAATATCCAAATCTAGATTTATAAAAACCATGTAAATTTTGAATATCCGTTAAAGTAAGTACTCCATTGTATACTTTAACAAATCCAATATCTGCTGTTTGAACCTCTGTACTTGTGGTAGCATTACTAAATCTACCAAACAATCTTATTCCGTTAAAACCACCTACAAATGCTGCTGTTTTATAAACGGCTACTGGGGCGGTATTGGTTGCTATATACAGTTGAGAAAGATTTGATCCATTTCCTGTACCCCAAATAAAGTTCCAGTTAGTATCAGCTGCATCACTACTTAAGTTAACAGTACCACCAGGATAAAAAACATTTTTGTATGCGAGAGAAGAAAAATAACTACCTAATAACCAATCAGGGGTTGCTGAATTAGCATTTAATAATCTACCTTGTGCTGTTGCAGATAATTTATATGCCATGAAAACAGTATATTGCTGAGTACTATTACTATAATCTATACCCGCGCTGTATAATTGATCTGTTGTATTACCAGTAGATTTTGTAAATACTCCCCCATTATTACTATTCCATGCCATACTTGCATTTGCATTAGTCATTGTTATAGTATACGCTCCTGTTCCTGCAATAGTAGATCCATTTACAGGGAGTGCAGAATAGTTAGCGGCGTCTAAATCAAGAACTAAAGTTGCTGATACAACCGGAGCTGCCGTTGATTTTATAGACATTGAAAAATTACCTCTGCTATTTATATTAATCAATGAAATATTACCTGAATTATTTTTATTTAAAAACGTTATTGGCATTATAAAAGATTAGTTATTGTTCTTACTGTCCAACCTGCTGGAGCAGTTACATTTAAGTTTACATTATTTCCTGATAATACTGTTGCAAATGATGCTACTGAAGTACTTCCTAAATCACTAGTAATTACTTCTGTAAATCTTATTGCACTACCGCTCCATATAGACATTATTTGACCAGCTCTAGCATTTGATGATGATATTATTGCGTAGTTATAAAATGCAGAAATATAAGATCCAGTGCCAAGAGAAGATATAGTCGTTGTTCCTGCTACTGTTATAGAGGATGTATTATTAAATTGACTATATCCTATATTTAATGTCTGAACATTTGTCGATCCTGTTACTGTTAAACTTCCAGTAATAACAGCGCTTCCTGAATACGGAAATGATGATGCGTTTGCTACGTAAGATGCAGTTAGAGCATATGATGAAGTTAATATTGAATTATATCCATTAGGTCCATAAACTCCTGATGATGATACATAACTTGCGCTGGTAACAGATGATGTTAAGAAATATGATGCGGTAGCAGCATAACTAGCAGAAGTCACTGAACTAGTTACAAAATAAGATGCAGTTAAACTATTTTGAGCCCAACTTGCTGTTCCAAAAAGAGATCCTGTTATTGACCCAGATACACTTAAACTACCTGTTATAATAACTGATCCAGTTATTGTAGCGGATCCTGAAACTATTATTGTATCTGCATTAGAAGAGAATATCGTTGTTCCACTACTACCTGAAATAGATAATGATCCTGTTATTGAAACTGGTTGATTTAGTGGATTTAGATAAGAAGCAGTTCCAGCATAAGATGCACTAGTTACTGAACTAGTTACAAAATAAGATGCAGTAGCCGCATAAGAAGCACTAGTTACTGAACTAGTTAAGAAATTAAGAGCCCAAGAACTTGTATATGCATAAGAAGCTGTTAATATAGATCCTAATAACACTGATGCGGTTCCTGCATAAGAAGCGCTAGTTACTGAACTAGTTATAAAATAAGATGCTGTTGCAGAATAACTAGCAGATGTTACTGAGCTAGTTAAGAAATTAAGAGCCCAACTAGAAGTACTAGCATAAGACGAACTTAAACTATATGAACTACTTAATGAATATGATGAAGATATAGCATTTGATGAGCTTATACTATACGATGAAGAAACTGCTCTTGAAGAAGAAATAGCAAACGATGAACTTAATGCTAAATTACCTCCTATAAAAATTGAACCTGTTACAAGTGAAGCTGTTGATGCATAACTTGCACTAGTTACTGAACTAGTTATAAAATAAGATGCGGTAGCAGCATAAGAAGCACTAGTTACCGAACTAGTTACAAAATAAGAAGCTGTTAAACTATTTTGAGCCCAACTAGCTGTGCCAAAAAGAGATCCTGTAATTTTAGGAGCATTAACTACTCCTGTAACTGTTAAGGATGCAGTAATAGAAACAGATCCTGTAAATTGATGTGTATTAGTTAATAAGCTACCAAATTTGCTTGATCCAGTTACATATTCTTGAGATGCTGTAATAGTTTGTACTACAAGAGTTCTAGCAGTTATAGTATTATTAATAAGTAAATTTGAAGCTGTTATATTTCTATTTACTTTTAAATCAGTATCTATCTCTAATGAACCTGTTATATTATGAAATCCATTTGGATTTAATTCTAATTTTCTATTCGCATCTGAATCTAAACCTCCAGCAAAAAATTGAATAGGATAATTTGAAGCATTACCTATATGAAGATGTTGACCTGTTGAATATAGGTAAGCTGAGTTAGGACCTCCAAGTACACCTGTAAAATTCTCACTATTAATACCTAAATCAATATAATTAGTGGTTTCATTACCATTATTTGCAGTTGCAACAATATCTGACGATGCATTTATGCCTTGATTTGTATTATATATATTAATCTGTGCATAGTTATTTAGATTAGCTTTACCGCTCATAATATTGAAAGACGTCGGATGCGGTTGCCATACATATAAAGCCTCAGGATTATCTGCGGTATTATAATCTTGGTTTATAATAACACTATAACCCCCAGATTGATAGATCGAACTACTTGCTAAACTATTTGGAGTATCAAAATATGCAATGTGATTTGTAGCTCCATTTATATTAGTAGAATAACTTGAACTTAAAGAATTTTTTGCCCAACTTGCAGTACCAAATAAAGAAGAAGACGCTGATATAGTTATACCGCCGTCTGTAATTAGATTTCCATCGGGCTTAAACGACCAAAGTTTTGATGTAGAACTATTATTACTGTCTGTGGATGTATTAAAAATATAAGTTCCAGTATTATCTGAAGCAATTCCAGAATTTATAACGCTATTTGGTACTTGTTGTGTTTGGAAACTTAATTCTGTACTAGTATCACTAAAGGCAACAAAATATTCTCCAGTAGGTGTTGATATTTGATTCCTTACAAGTATTGAACCTGTTACATCAATATTATTAACAAAACTAACTTTATTAGGATATACTAATAATCCATTTTCACCTTGATATCCATTTACTTGTAATCCAATACTTTTATTTGATTCATTATGAAAAACAAATCTACCATCATCCCAAGCAAAATAGCCCATTACTGCATCTGTCGTGGAAAATGAATCATTATAGAATCTTTCTAACCATGGATACTGATCTACTGCGTGTATATCTGCTAGAGTTGGATAGTCTGGATTTACTGAAGCCGCATTCCCACCATATTTTAATATACCATTACTTCCTGATATTGTTTGTATTCCAGTAAATATATTTGAGCTAGTTACTGCAAATGAGCCTGTATCAATATTAGATTGGCCACTACCAAGTGTAACAATTTCTACACCAGATGAACCTGATTTTTTCATGAAGGCTAAGCCATCATACGTATTGAGAGCTATCTCTCCAAAATCTAAGGAAGCTGTGTCAGGAGTTTTACCTGGCACCGATGACCGGCGCAGTTTAAGATACTGGTTAGACATGTGTCTTTGTTGGTTTTAGTATGTACTAATATTTGACTATGTAGTCAGATTATAAATATTAGAAACTCCCTAAATCCACTGTAAAGAAGCTTCCAGAATCTCCAAAAGAATCTATATTTTGTATAGTTAATGAACCTGTTGTATAAGGTGTTGATGTTACGAGTGTAGAACCAGATATAACAAAGTCAGGTCTAGTAGTATTACTACCGCTTAATACTAATTGAGAATTAGCAGCATTATATTGTAAATTAGAAAATATCTGTTTAAATTTTAATCTTGACATATTAAGCAAATTTACCTATTCCAATTATTACATCTGAGGATTCAAAACTATATTCTAATAATGCTGGATTGATAACTAATGTTGAACTATTTCCATAATTTGTAAAACTAACTATACTTGCAGGTTCAACATACATACCGTTAACAAAGAAACTAAAGTTAGTTACACTAGTTGCAGGCAATGGTGATGGTGCAGTAGCAAACCCGCTAGAGAATACAACAGTATTATTTGAAACATAAGTTCCTAATACAGTTTTATTTATTCCAAGATAAAGAAGTACAGCATCTCCTGCTGTAGCATTCGTAATATTATTAACTATATTCACAGAATCAGATATTAATACAGATTTAGCACTAGATGATTTACCTTTAGCAACTCTAACATTAAATTCTTCAGTACCAGTTGCTGTTTCAAGACCAAAAACAATTTCAGAAACTCCGTAAGCCGTAGTCATTGAGGCCATACTTTTATTTAAAGATTCTGGGATTAGGTATCCATTTAAACTAAGTGTAAAGTTTGTTCTTGAAGCTCTATTCTCTCCTAAATTATAGGTTGTATTATCGGTGAATGATTCTATTGAACTATAGAACTGGAAGCGGTTAGGATCGCCCCAATATGATCTGGAAGCGAAATTAACATCTTCTATAAGCTTATCCATTTGCTCTACATAGTGAGTCCATAGAATACACTCGTACTCTACAGTAATATAATCAGGAGTAGCAGATACTACATACTTTTTTTCTGGTTGTCTGCTATTTAATATATTGAAGTTACTGTAAAAATTTCTTTTCGTATACTTTTTTTGAAACAATTGCATGTTATGAGCCATGTTTCCATCTAGCTTATTTCCAAGACCTCTATTTTGTGTTACCGTTCCTCTTTTAAACATTAAAAGCGGAGCCATTAATTTTCCATTTTGATCTCTATAATATCCATCTTCTTGTACACTTTTCCAGTTTTCTGGTGTTCCGTATATAACTGGTAAATCTACTTTTGTATTATTTTGGATTACACTTAATTTTAGTACTTCATTGAAATAATAAAATACCGCTTCATCAATATCTTTTATACCTATATTAAATTCTTTTTCTGGCTCAGACTTAGTACTAATTTCATAAGCTCTGTTTTGTTCAGGTTGTCCTAATTTAGTTTTTTCAGAAAACACATTATTAGGATTACCGTATTTTGGATCATACGGCTCAACCAATTTATTCATGAATTCTTTCCTATTAGTAGGTCTAACTGTTTGTATTGCCATTATAATCGTTCTTTAACTATTCCTAATTTATCAGGACTTGAATAGTGAGTTGTTAATGTTATAGAATAAGAATCACCAAAATTAACTAAATCTGGACTATATGAATAATCAGGATTTTTTCCTAAAATATACTGATTTTCATTAACGTTATCCACTTCATAATAACCCTCATTATACATAATAATATCACCAACTTCAGGAACTATATTTGCATCCTCTAAATGATCTCTTAAAAATCTAAAATCATTAGCTCGTATTGTATCAAAACCAAAGCTTGTTACCTCTCTAGCAAAATCTCCTCTAACTATTAAACATGGTATTAATACAGGACCAATAAAATATTTTGCTAAACTCTCGCCATATATATTTGCTTGAGTATCGCCTAATTTAATTTTATAATAACCTATTTCTTGAGAAACAATGTTTTCTATTATTTCTCTAGAAAATATTTTAAATGTATTAACGTCATTTACTGATCCAAATAAAGCCATAGTATAAATTTATCCAATATAAATAAACATTGGTACTTCATTTAAAGTACTTGAAATAGACTGATTCTCTGATTGTTTACGTTCTAATTGAGCTTGTCTACTCATAGCATCAAAATCTCCTCTTAATCTTTCACGTAAAAGAGACTGTTGATCTTTTCCTTTAGCTATTAAGTCTGCGCCATTAAGAGTAACTTCTGCTCCTGGAGCTGGTATTTGTGTATACTTACCTCTAATTAGACCAAGAAGTTCTGATGCTAAAGCCAATGTGTATTCGTATATCCACTGCTTTCCTGGTTGGTTTATTTGTTGATATGTAACATTAGTATATGGTACGTTAGAAGGATTTGTAATTAATCCTTGGTTAGTTCCATACGGACTGTTTCCTGTTATACTAGATAAGTCACTTTTCTTCCAATAGTCAATCCAAACAACAATATCATTAGATTCTGGGCGTGGAAATATAGTTAACTTATTATTTGTTATTCCAAAAGAATATGCGGATCTTCTAACTGTATTAGACATTTCAATCTCTTGAATACGAGATATATCCCAATATATTGGAAATAATACAAAGTTTAAACCTGGTGAATAACTCGCCCAACCAAAGTTTTCAGTAGCACCTTGATAGTTTATAGATCCTCCAATATATGGATCATAATATTGATTAATAGCTGGTTGAGATTCATAATATATTTTACTTACTACTATTCGATCTCCTTCTGTAATTAAACTTCCACTTAATGCCCATTCTTGTAAATCATATATTTGTTTACTTGCTGATAGGTGTAATGGGGCTTTAAATATATCAGAATATCCACCTACACCTATTTGTGTACCGTAGTTTTCTGCGACAGTAACTATTGAATTTAATGTAGGTACTACAACCGTATTATTTAACGTAGATCCTGTTGATGATCCTTCTAAACTAAGGTAATTGTCTTTTATTTTAGATTGAAATAATTCTTCAGAATAAACAGATACGGCTTCTTCAAAACATGCATATATGTTTATGTCTTGAAGTTCAACTTCCATTACAGGATATCCTAATTTTCTTGCAACATAATTAGCTACTTTAGGTCCATCTGATTGGAATTGCAGATCATCATCGTAAAAACCAAACGGAGTATTACCAGCTATTGCTATAGGATTACCATCATATATCGGTGTTGTTGCCATTAATCGTGTGCTTTATATATTTCAAGAATTTGTTCTACTATTGGATCACGATGATTTGTTTTCAAAGTGACTACACTAAAACCAGGTACTTCTTTAAAATTAGTACATATGAAATTAAAACCACTCATTTTTTTATCTTTCAAATCAATTTGAGCTCCGTCTCCACATACAATCATTCTACTACCATTACAAATACGACCTAACATTAACTCCATTTGTCTATGAGTAATATTTTGTCCTTCATCTACAACAATACAACAATTAGATAAATTTCTACCTCTCATAAATGCTAATGGTATAACTTCTATTTGCCCTTCTAATATTGCTTTATCTATTTTCTCTTTATTATAAAGTCTATACATGTTGTCATATATAGCTGCAGTATAAGGAGCTAATTTAGCATCTTTATCACCTGGTAGATAACCTATCTCTTCACCTGATGTTACTGCAGGTCTTGTTAAGATTATCTTTTCCACGTCTCTACGAAATAAAAGATCTAAAGCAACTTGTGCCGCAACTAAAGATTTACCAGAACCTGCTTGACCTCTTAAAACTGTTATTTTATTTGCTAATATAACTGCTTTTGCTTGTTTTTGCTCTTCATTTAAATTTACGCCAAACTTTATTGGATTTTTTGGCGTTCTCTTTGTGCTCTTATTTGCATTCTCCATCAGATACCTTTTGAAATAAATATTGAGTTATAGTAAATAAAAAACCCAACCTTACGGGGTTGGGCTTTATTATATATCTAATGGTTATTATTAGATAACGTTAGTATCAGCAACTAATACTAATCCGTAGTATTCCGGACGAACCATAGTCATTGCGTAACGAGTCATGATACCTTTTCTTGGAGTGAAGGTATTTGGATCGTACACAAGAGGAGTCATGATCAATGGAACATATGGAGAGTAAACAGCACCACATTCAAGGAATTGATTACCACGGAATCCAAGAAGGATAGCGTTCTCAACCATGTACGGGTTTTTGTATACTTTGTAACGGCTATTTAATTGGCCGATTTTCTGAACACCAAATGCATATTTCATAGTATCTGCTGCACCGTCTGTATCAGCTGCAAATCCAGGGATTGATTCAAGGATAGTAGCGATAGTTGGAGAAACAACCATGAAGTTAGCACCACCACGTAATGTACGTTGGTGAATGATGTTAGATACTTTTTGAAGTTTAATTCCAAGAGTTTGGAACCAACTCATTTGAGTATAATAAACACCAGCAGTGTTTGAAGTAAATCCAGCAGAAGCATTTGTACTTATTTGGTTACCAACCTTTGCAGACCAGTACTCAATAGTTGGAGAATTTTGGATTAACATGTCTAAAATTTCAAGATCAATCTCAAGAGAGATGTGCTCAGAAAGAAGACCAGTTAATTCAGCTTCAGCATCAAGTGAATGGTAAGCGTTAAGGTCTTGTGCAAATTCCGGAGTCCATTGTGCTTTTAACTTACGAGTTTTAGCAGAAATGGTTTGGCTCTTCATTTGAACATTGATATCAGGGATAACAATAGATGTGTTAGAAAGACTGTTTGGAACTGAAGGAGTACCTGAACGATCTTCAAATGCACCCATTGCATTGAAATCAGTAGCCTTATTATAGTTGATTACATATGATGATACTGCACTACCTGAGAATCCTTTGTTAACAAAGAAGTTAATAAAAACACCAGCAGCACTTGAAGAAAGCTGTGTAAACTGTTGTAAGTTATCAGAAGCTAGAATTGTAGAACCTGAAGAAATGATAAATGCGCGAACTCCATCAGGATTGTAAGAAGGTAGTGATGAAGTAGGTATTTGCAATTTACCAATTTGGTTAGCAACTGCAGAAGCAGAATAGTTTGCATCATAATCTAAATCAAACCATGTTGCAGAAGATGAAGCAAATCCTGTTGCGTTACCTAAAATTGAAGCACTGAATTGGTTCAATGAGAAACCAAAACGGCCAGCGCCATAAAGACCACCAGCAGCAGCATTACCAAAGTTTGCAGTTTGAGTACCGTAAACTGAATCACCGGTAGTGAATGGAGCTTTTGTATTTCCGTATTGGAAATCAAGGAAGAATACTAAACCAGCAGGTAAGTTCATTGGTTGAACTGAAACGAATTCCTTCGCAGCAATTTGACCAAAGATTTTACGAACTAATGGAAGAGCAACGCCAGCCCATTGTTCACCAGTACCAGGAGTGAAAGTTGCACCAGTACCAGCAGCAAGACCGCCGTTTGTTTGAGAAGCTTCGATTACTAATTGCTTAGCTTGATTCTCAAGCATTAACGACATGTTATTTTTGTCGTAATCTTGAAGGCCTTCGAGTAGACCAGATTTTGCCCATTTCTTAGACAATTTCTGAGCAACACCATGTTGATCAGAGAATGCTGTTTGGGCAGATTCGGTTAGTAAAGATTGTACTAAATTTGCCATTGTTTTTTATTTAATTTATTTTCTTTTTGGAATACCAGCAAGTTTTTGCCATCTGTTAATAAATGGATCTGCATCCACTATATTACCTTTTGGAGCCATACCTGCGGCTTGTGAAGCAAAACCAATTGATTCTTTAAGTTGAGCTTTCTTAGTTTCAGTAAAAGACTCTTTCAAAGTTTCATAAGTGTTCTTAACTTCTGCTACATTACTAGCACGATCAAGAGCATTAATAACTTTTACTTTTTGAGATTCAGTTAAAGACTTAGATTTAAACAACTTATTCATGTAAAGATACTTTGCATTAAGAAGATTAACTTCTTGAAGATTTTCACGAAGAGTCTCGATAGTAGCTTTAGCTTCTTCAAGTTCGTTTTCTTCTTCTAGAGGTTGATTTTTAGCAATCTTTTTGTAATCTGATTCTTTTTCAGTTGCAGCTACAGCGGATTTCTTTTTTTCATCCATTGTAGGATGCTGATGTCCATGAGCGTATCCACCACCAGGGAAATCTACATCATGTACTTCTTCTGCTCCTTCAGTTTCTTCAGCTTCAAGTTCTGCTAAGATTTCATCAAGAGAAATTTCAGATTCAGCTTCTGCATCAGCATCTGCTTCGTCAGAAGGGATATCCATTGACATGTCAGCTTTATCAGCATTTACAGATTGAAGAACTTTTTTAAGATCTCCTAAAGTAATATCAATCACCTTAGTATCATCTCCGATTTCTTCAGTCTCGTCTGCTTCTTCAGCACCCATGCCATCTTCTTCCTCTTCTTCTCCTTCCTCTTCTTCAGCTTCTTCATTCATAGACTCGTATAAACCTTCTTCTTCCATGTCTTCTTCCATTGGATTGTGCTGAGCTAAATTTTTATAGCCAGTTTCATGTTTTGTGACATCAGTAGCAGAAAGTTCTTCTAACTGAGCAAGAATTTCTTCAAGTTCAGCTTCATTGATGTCCATGTTTTCTTCCATACCTACTGGAGATACGGATTCATCTTCCATGCCATCATTTGCGGCATCAGTTGCTAAGTCTGTAGCAGCCATGTCGTCTTCTTCTAGTGTATCGAACTCTTCAGAGAGTTTAATACGCATCATTTCTTGGATCTTAGGCTCAAATGCTTCTTCTAAAGCGGCTTTTGCGTTGGCCATTGCACTAGCGCGTAAAGCTTTAGCATCGAGGATTGCATCCTGGTAAAGGTTACTCATTTGTAAAAAATGTTGATTGTAATTGCTTATTAGATTTGGGAAGCAATATAGGATTGTAATCTAGTAGTACTATATTAGAATTAGTACATATGCAATAAATATCTAGATTTACTGCAAAAATAAATATTTACAAAAAATATTTTATATTTAAGCCGCAGCTACTTGTTTAGCTAATTTAGCCATATCTACGGCACCAATTAAAGCATCAGTTCCGTGTAATGCTTTCTCTATCCAATGTATAGCATCAGAAACTTCTAATCCACTTTTAATACCTGTAGCTGCTAACATTAAAAAATAAATAAGTCTTGCATGATCATGAAGTGCTGATGTTTCATCATTTACATCTTGATTTTCATATGCAGTAGGAAATACTTTTTTTAGTATTTCTCCTATTACTACTAAATAAGATTTTTCAAGTTCATGTCCCCAATGAGCTAAAGCATTTCCTACAACAGTACCTTTCTTTTGATCTTTTTGAAAGAAAGAAGATATCCAATTAACGCCTTTGCCTACTGCTTGTAAAACTCCAGGAGCTGCTATAATACCTGTTAAAACAACAGATTCATCTAATTCACCATCTTTTGGAGATGGTTTTAAAGACGGAATTACAGATTTTAAACCTGCTAAAGCTTGTTTTAAACCTTGCTCAGCATCTTTGTCAGCTATTGGATCAGTTTTTTCTTCTGCTTCTTTTATAATTCCTGCTAATTGCTGAAATCGTTTTGCTTCATTAATATATTTCATATTATTAGTATGTTCCTGCTTCTTCAAATTTCCAATGCAATGAACCATCTTTGGCATCAACAGAAAATTCACTAGGATGATTTTTTACATAACTATCTGCATAATTAGCTAAGGTTTTTGAAAAGTCTCCAGAAGATACACCACTTCCTGGTGCTAACGCTAGTTTTTTAGTTTTAGCATTGATTATGTCTCCTAAATCTGATTTTTGTGTATCATTCATTTTGTCTAAAGACTTACCAAGAATATTTTCATAATACTCAGTTTGAGCTGCTTTATCAGTTTCAGCTTCTTTATCCATTTGGTATACTTTAGTACCGCCTGCAATAGTACCTAATGTAATTAGTCCTGCTAATAACCACTCTTTAAATCCCTCATCTAAGTTTTCTTCATTTATCTGAGATTCGTTAATTATGCCAGCTAATTGCTGCATTCTTTTAATTTCGTTGAGTTGTTGTTTCATAGTATCTATTTAATGCAGCAAACGCCACTTTGTGAGCAAATAATATCAGAAATCATTCTATTAATCTTAGACGTATTTTTATTTTGTTGTATATTTCTATCAACTGATTCTCTTAATCCTCCAACTGGTTTCATGTATGCACCATAAGTTGATGGTGTAGAAACAAAATCCCAGCATATAAGATCAAGATCATCTTCTACTTGTACTAGGCCTTCACCAATAGGAGAAACAGAACCCATAGCTCTAGATGAAATTCCTACTGTAATATTATTTTTAAATAATTCTTTTAATATATTACCAGATGGTGTTGGAAGTATTTCAATATCTCCATAGAGATCTTTACCATCCCACCACATCTTAACTATATTATGACTAACATTTTTAAGATTAATAACACTAGACTCAGGATGATCTAATTCTCCTAATGCTCTATTTTCTGCAATAGGGCCTGCTATATATTTTTGAACTTGTTCAAATAGAATTTGATATGGATATATTCTATGATTAGCATTAGGCTTATCACAAGCCTGAACTAAACCAGATACCACCATATTACCATTAGCTAATCTTCTAGCCTCAGTTAATGATTGAGGAAGTGGGCTAAATGCACTGTATTCTATTAAAAGTTGCTTATTCATATTATACTACTGATACTTTTTTTATCTGTGATTTAGCCGATGGTTCTAAAGAATTTATGTAGCTAGTAGCACTACTATCAGTTCCAAATATACCTCCTGGTATATTAGTTCCTTTTTGTGTTTTTAACATCACTAGCTCTTTTAAAGCTTTCATTTTCTTTTTATCATGCTTATACTTATCAATATATTTTTTGATAGTTTCAGGATCTAATGGCTTTTTCCAGTGCTCAGGATCTGTAAGCATTCCTCCAAATACTTTAGGATTTTCTTTATCTCTTTGTGCCCAAGCTGCGTCTAATTCATCTTTAGTAAGAGCCTCGTCTTTTTGAGTTTCTTTAGCTTTTTCTGTATGTTTATCAACTACATTTACTTGGTAGTCTTTTAAAGATCCGTCTTTCATTTCAATAGTGAAAGTACTACCAATAATTTCTTTTATTGTGCCTTCTCCATCAGGAGTATGCACTTCAGCACCTACATTATAAGTAGGATGCACATCTTCTTTAACTAAATCTTTTTTTTTAAGAGAAGAAACAAGTTCATCAAGAACTGCTTCTTTCATGATCTCTACACCTTTTGGCTTACCTTTTTTATTTTCTTTAGTGCTAACTTTAGTATTAGCTTTATGGTGAGTATGACCTTTAACTTTCTTCATTTCACGAGCCTTGTCATTAAAATTATCTTTTTTAACAGGTTCCATTTGAAGTTTAGAATCCTCTTTTTCTATCTCATCGGCATTAGCAAACATGTCCACTTCGTAGAAGTTTGGATCCTTTATTAAATTTTTAGCTGCTTTATTAAGAGCATTCACATAAGAATCATTAGTTAATTCTTTCTCTTTTGAAAGAATAGACTGAATTCCTTTTTTAAGAAAGTATGGATTAACAAGATCAACTGCTGGATCTATTTGTACATTTGCATCCATCTCACGGATAATTCCTTTATTTTTAAGTATTTTTACGGCATCATCATAAGATGTTACATTAGTTACCCAAGGTAAATTAGTATCTCTACGAACTTCGTATAGAAATTTATCACGGCTTACTGTTCCGGATTTATGCTTCTTATATAATTCTAGTGTTGTCATGCTTATAAATATTAGACTTTTCCTTGTCCACGATAGTTTCTTTCTTTTCTATCATGTTTATTAAAAGATTTCTTTGCAACTCCTTTTTTCTTTTTACCAAAACTAATTTTAATTAAACTACTTGCAGCTTTTGCCATGACTAATTAATTTTTATTATTTTATTGTTGCAGCTCTTCTTTCTATTTCAGCTTTGTCCATATATGGATTAGTTTTAGAATCTTGCCCTCTTAACTTTGCAATGGCTTTATCAATTCTATTTAGATCACGTCCATATCTATCAGCGATTGGCCCACCTTCTGGCTCCGCCTCTTGTTCCATATCACTCATTAATTCAGCTCTGTGCTTTAAAAGTACTTTTATCTTTTCAGCATTTTTAATAGCTGGTGATATTGCTGGTTTTGATGATATTGAAGCTACTGGTTTTGGAGCATCTTTTTTAGCTCTCATCGCCATTAAAATAGGATCGTTTCTATCTAGTTCTGATAAATTTTCATCATCTGATTGTGATGCCAATACTTTTGCGAAAGATCTAGCGTCATGTACTGGCTCTCCATATAATTCTACCGTTGGTTCATCATAGTCATCTGATGTATTTATACGAATTGCTCCATCTTGATAATCTAAATCAAGTACTAATGTACTATAATTTTTACCTACTGCTGTGCCACCTCTTATTCCTTTACCTGCTTTTTCTGCCCAACCTGCAACTTTATTTACAAGAGAAGATATACCTTTTCTTTTTGCAAAATCTTTTATATTACTTGGTACATAAGCTTCACTTATTTCATCTTCTTCAATAGGACCATGATCATCGTCTGGATTATCTGATCCATAGTCATCGTCGTCATAGAATGAATCAGCTTCCTCAGCATCTAGCATATCATTAACTATATCCGCCATTTCATTGAAAGCACCTAATAGCCCTTGTTTTGAAGCTGTTGGTATAGTAGAATCTGTTGATATATTACGATTTAAATTACTAAGTATAGCCTCTAATTTTTCAGCTGCTGATTTAGAACTAACCTCGTTAATATTCTCTTTAAGTAGACCTGCTAATTTTTGTAATTGATATTTTTCGTTTTTCATTATAGCTCTTTTATCTTTTTATAAGCTTCTACAACTGATGATTTTATTTTTTCCATAAGACGGTTTGTTGGAGCATTTCCTGTCTCATGTAACTCTAATTTTAATTTAGAAGCATATTCTAATATAGCATTTACTTCTTTTAGCTTCTTATTTGCTAACTTAGCGGCCTCATTAAATTGCTGAGACTTATTGCGTTTAGTTATTTCTGTTTTTATTCCCTCTTTTAAAGGCTCTTTTAAATACTCAAATAATTGCTTATAAATAAAACCTCCTTTTGAAGGACGATTAGGTACCGAGGGTGCATCTTTCCATCCCCATTTATCTTTCATATATACTTTAGCATGCCCTGCAGCATATTTAGGCTCTACATCTTTTACTTCATTTTCCTCTTTTACTTTTTTTACATATCCAGCTTTATATACTTTTTCAGGAACATCTAGACCGGCTAAATAAGCTTCTCCAGATCCTGTTACAGATCCTTCCTCATCTACTTTTTTTACAATATCGGTCATATTAAATCCCGTACTAAAAGCTAAATCTTCAAATTGAGCAAATGTCTGAGCATCTAGGGAATAATATTCTCCATCATTTTCTAATTGATCGTAAAATTTGGTATTTAATAAATTATCTAATTGAGGATCATTTGTAGAAAATAATACCCTATCATGTTGGCCTTCAAATTCTTCTCTAAGACGTAAAGTAGAAAATTGTTGATTAAATTCTTTCATTATGCAGATCTTTTTAGCTCATCAATTAAATCTAGATACTGAAGGATTCCAGTAATTATCTCGTCTTTAATAGTTTGGTTCTCTTTAATAGGGGTAACAAACTTAAGTACTTCTTCTAATTTAATTTTTACAACTTGATCTTGAGTAGATTCTTTTAATAATACTAATTCTGATTTAATTGTCTTTAATTGTTCATTTAAATAAACTCTTAAATTTTTTGTATCAGAAATATTAGTAATATATTCTTTTAGTACTTCTTTTTGCTTTTCAGACATATTTTGATACTTGTTATTGAATTTTTCTACAAGTATTTTATATGCTAATAATCTGATTTCTTTATCCTCTTTCATAAACTCCTGAATCAGTGACTTAGGAGCTTTAGAATCATCTAGAGGTTTGTCTGATAAGTGTTCTAAAAGAGTTATTTTATTTAGAATCAATTGTTTTGTATCAACTGATGTGCTATTTTGTGATTCAAATATAGTATAAATTGAAGCAAATGGCTTATAATTTTCAATTTTAGCCTTAAAGAAATTATCTAAATCATAATTAGCCTTAATCTCTTTAATTAAGTTATACTTTAACTTATTTATCTTATCGTGATCTAACTTATTATATTGTTCTATAATAGTAGAAATAAGGATCTCAGACTTAGCTTCAGTTAATTTTGGGCTAGAGGAAAATGTGCCATAAAGACTATATTCTTTTCCTAATTCTGTATTAGTAAAATACTTTTTTAAGATTTTAACAGCTTTTGAGTCCTGATTATTAATTAAATCAGACGTAGTCTGTCTAACTAGTAATTCGAATAAAATACCGGTATTACGATATTTTGAATGTTTTATAGCCATAGTTTTTTTGAATACTCTAGTAATAAATATCTATATATTAATCTAAACCCTCAATTATATTCTCATCACTTAAAAGATTAGACTCTTCAAAAAGTTTAACCTTTCTTCCAACTTTATTCATTTTGGAGAACATGCTCCTATTTTTTAAATATTCGGTCATTGTGTTTTCAAGCGCTAAAGCAGACCCGCCTTTAAAATTTGATTTCATATTATCTTCACCAGTTTCACTAGAATCCATTCTATCTGCACTACCAATAGGATCACGACCGAACGCAGACCTATCAGTATCTTTAATTGAGCTAAAGCTTTTAGGACGTCCTGGTTTATTCTCATCGTAGCCATAAGGTGCATTAAGAACCTCGTCTTCTTTACCTCCATATAGACTTGCTATTTGGTGTGGAGTTCCGTATGCTTGGCCTGATTCTGAAGGATCGTTTCCTTCTTCAGCAATTTGTTTATATCTAAAGTCCCTTTTCTTATCTTCAACTATTTGATCTTCAAGTTCTCCATATTGATCTTCTGAGAAATGGAATATCTTATCATAGATAAAGTCTCTTGGTAATAAAGATCCTTCCATTGCTTGTTTAGCAAGATCTATTTTCTCTTTGAATAATGCAATCCTTTCTTGATCGTAAATAATAGATGGATTAGTTAAGGAAAGAGTAAAATTAGCAGCACTTTCATTTGTATATCCATGTGCATACAAATGTACTAATCCAATTTTAGTTAGTTCAGATATAAGAATTCTTTGAAGTCTTTCTACTGTTCTAGCAAAACGAATATCTTCAGCAGCAAGTGTAGCTTTACCAGTTAAATCTTTTTCATAACCCATAAAAGCTTTAGGAATCTTAAGAGCAGCAAATAACTTCTCTCTAAAGTAAGCCACATCTTCAATACCATTATATTCTAGACCTTTAGCAGTATCTATTTTAGTAGATGTATCATTTCCTCTAACAGGAATAAAGAAATCCTCTAATAAATTTTGCTGATTGTATTTAAGATTATATTGACCTGTTTGAGGATCCATAAGAGGAGTTTTCTTCATCTTATTAATCATCTTTTGGATATAGTTATCTACTTCTGCTGGAGGAATTGCTCCTACGTTAACATAAA